CAAAAGGTAGGTAACGAAATATGAAATCAGTAATGCAACATTCTTTCTCCCAGGTCCCTAAAGCAGAAATTCAACGGTCCTCATTCAACCGGTCACACGGCTACAAAACAACTTTTAATGCTGGCGAATTAATTCCCTTTTACGTCGACGAGGCCGTTCCAGGGGATACCTTCAATCTTAAAATGACGGCTTTCGCTCGTCTCGCCACTCCTCTAAAGCCAATAATGGATAATATGTTCCTCGATACTTTCTTCTTCTCAGTTCCTTATCGTCTCGTATGGGATAACTGGGAACGTATGCACGGCGCTCAGGACAATCCAAACGATACCACCGACTATACTGTCCCGCAAATTGTTACCCCGTCCGGCGCAGGTACATCCACCGGCTCATTAGCTGATTACATGGGTGTCCCTATCGGCATTCCCAATCTTTCAATCTCAGCATTACCCTTCCGCGCGTACAAGCTCATCTACAATACCTGGTTCCGGGACCAGAACCTTCAAGATTCTTCTGCAGTACCTAAAGGAAACGGCCCGGATGTATGGAATGATATGGCTACGGTAAATCGTCGAGGCAAAAGGCACGACTACTTTACGTCCTGCCTTCCTTGGAGCCAAAAAGGTCCCTCCGTGCAACTCCCACTCGGAGATAAGGCAAGAGTCGAAGGTATCGGTCAAGGCAGTCCTGCTACCTTCGGAGATTCCAATGTTCCAGTACGGGAAACAAATAATACAACCACTTATCTCAAAGCCAGAAACTTCACTACTCAAACACCTTCGATGTATGTCGAAGAAGATCCCGATAACGCCGGTTATCCGGGCATCTACGCTAATTTGTCTGAAGCGACAGCATCTGACATCAACCAGATCAGGGAAGCTTTTCAGCTTCAACGACTTTACGAGCGTGACGCCCGGTCCGGTTCCAGGTACTGTGAAGTAATTCAGGCTCATTACGGGGTTACGGATCCCGCCCACGCTGTTCTTCAGCGTCCCCAATATTTGGGTGGCGGATCAACTCCTATTAACTTTCATCCCATCGCTCAAACTTCTCCTACAGGCACATATGCCGATACTCCTCAGGGTAACTTAGCTGCCTTCGGCACCGTTATGATTAACGGCAATGGCTTCACCCACTCGTTCACCGAGCATTGCATCGTTATCGGGATAATGTCGGCGCGGGCCGATCTCAATTATCAACAAGGCCTAAATCGTATGTGGTCCCGTAAAACTCGGTTCGACCACTACTATCCTGCCCTGGCTCACCTAGGCGAACAAGCTGTTCTTAACAAAGAAATCTACGCCCAGGGCACAGCAGTCGATGATCAAGCATTCGGGTACCAAGAACGCTGGGCGGAAATGAGATATCGTCCCAGCCAAATCACGGGCAAATTCCGCAGTGCCGATCCTCAATCCTTGGATTATTGGCACCTTGCTCAAGACTTCACAACTCTGCCCGTCTTAAACAGCTCTTTCATCGTCGAAAATCCTCCGATCGATAGAGTAATCGCCGTTACAGACGAGCCTCACTTCCTCTTAGACTCATACATTAACCTAATCTGCGCCCGCCCGATGCCCACCTTCGGTGTTCCAGGGTATGTGGACCACTTCTAATGGGGTTCTGGGCTGTAGCAGGTCCTGCGCTCGGAAATATGGCAGGCGGTGCATTGTCCGGACTCCTTCAAGGAGATCAGGCAAAGAAAAATCGTCAATTCCAGGAACGAATGAGTAGCACATCTCATCAACGAGAGGTCGCCGACCTTCGGGCGGCAGGATTAAATCCTATCCTCTCTGCCGGAGGGGGTGCCTCCTCCCCTTCCGGCTCAATGGCAGACATGCCAGACCTATCACAAATAGGAACTTCAACTACCGCTTCCGCTCAACAATCCGCAAGGGTCAAACAGGAAGGAGATGCAATAAAGCAACAAGTTCAAACAGGCAAAGCCGTGGAACAAAGAGAACAAACACAGAAAGATCTCAACATCGCAGAGAAAATATACACCAGGGCAAATACGGCCCTCATCAGAGAACACACCAAAGAAGCAGCAGCAAAATCATGGGGTGCCCAAAACGTCGTACGCATGAAACAAAAAGCACCCAATTTCTTCGGTGTATTAGAATCATACGGACCGGCTATACTTCCAATGATAAATACTCTACTATCGGCAACCGCAACCGGTGCCGCTATTAAAGGTGTCGGATCACTAGGCAAAATGGTGTTCGATAGAGGGGTTAAAGCTAAAGGTTATGGAAAATACAACACAGGTGAATAAAATAGACATGCAAAATCAAACTAAACAAAACAATGCTCTAGAAAAATACACCCCAACAAAAAATACACTATACAACCGGCAACGTTACCCCACTCCTATCACAGGTGAGTCTCTCACCCAACAACACGAATTAGAAGCCTCCGACATCAATAACATCATCAAAAAATACCAAGTAACTGGCGAATTGCCAGAGCCTCGCTTCGGTTCATATGTCGATATCTCAGATATCCCCGATTACCAAACATCATTAAATATTGTTCAACAAGCAGACGAGGCGTTTAAACGCCTACCGTCTAAGGTCCGTGGTCGTTTCATGAACGATCCTCAAACACTACTGACATGGCTTCGAGATTCAAACAATCTCTCAGAAGCAATCGAACTAGGCTTAGTCGAAAAACCTAAAAAAGATGTCGTGACAACGACAGAGACAAAACCGGTCTAAATTTTTTTAGTTCAAAAGCTTGTAAAGCAAAAACAGTTATGGTAGTAGTTACAGAAACGTTTCACGTTTCACTTTCGGCTGATGAAGCCGCACTACTAACGAGAGTTAGTGGCTTCGTCTTTCAGCGTGTCTCGAAAGACTAGTCAACAGTCTCCAACATAAATCTGTTCAAATAAGAAAACAGATAAAAAAGACAAAAAAAAGGCGTTTTAAAGCCTTTTTTTGTCTTTCTGGTACAAAGGGACTATCGGTACTTGATACATATAGTCCCAGTGACACCGAAAGGTGTCACAACAAACGAACAGGAGAAAACACAATGCGAAGACGCTTTAAAATGAAAAAAGCACAATCCCGTCGCAACTTCAAACGTGGTACTGGTGTCCATCGTAAAAATGTTCAGGGTGCCATCGGTGGCACCGTTATGCGCGGCGGAATTCGCCTATAAAAATGACACTGTGTCATGTTTCAATCCTATTAGCGCAACTCTTGGAAAAACTCGATCCAACGGGCGAAATGAGATTATCTTCACGGGCGCAAGGGATCAACGTTCTGAGAATTCGATCAAACTCCCGTGCGGCAAATGTATCGGGTGCCTTCGCAACCGGGCTCGAGAGTGGTCCATCCGGTGCGTTCATGAGGCCTCAGAACACGCGCAAAATTGTTTCCTCACACTTACATACGATAAAAACCACTTACCCAAAAATGGGTCATTAGATGTCTCAGATATTCAAAAGTTCTTTAAACGCTTGCGTAAGCGAGCAGGAAAGGTAAGATACTTTCAGTGCGGTGAATACGGTGCTAAATTACAACGCCCGCATCATCACGTTATTCTTTTTGGTTATAATTTCCCAGATCAAGTGTTCTGGAAATCAAATGGACTTAAACAAAAGATATATACCTCAAAACTCCTATCAGAAATCTGGCCACACGGATTCTCAACCATTGGTCAAGTTACAAATGAATCCGTCAATTACGTCGCCAGGTACACATTAAAAAAGGTCTATGGACAACAAGCAAAAGAACACTACGGAAACAGAAAACCAGAATTCGTCACAATGTCTCGCAAACCGGGAATCGGTAAGTCCTGGTATGACAAATATAAGTCCGACATATACCCAAAGGGTGTTCTCTTTCATCAAGGACATGCCCAGATGCCGCCTCGCTATTACGATAAAATATTCGGGCAGGCACATCCCCAGGAACTCGAAGATATAAAAGAGGACAGAAAACAGAGGTCGTCGAAAGTACGAACCTATGATTACATCAACGGCAAAACAAGAAGAGTTTCCAACTCAGATACTTTCTCAAACTCCACCAGAGAGAATATAGTTCTCTGGAGAATGGAAAAATTAAAAAGGTTCATGGAGGATTAAAATGAAAATGACTGTCTACGCATGTTACGACGAAAAAGCAAAGGCCTTCGGGCCGCCTTGGTATCTGCTTACTGTCGGAACTGCACTCCGGAACCTAAATGACATGGTTAATGGCAATACAGCTATCGCCAAACATCCGGAGGATTACACTCTCTACGAAATCGGAGAATATGACGATAATACTGGCGAACATATCAACACCAACCCTCACAAATTTATAGCGAAAGCAACCGAATACGTACAGCGTAAGCCGGCTAGCGTCATTGAAAACATAACGGAACAAATTCAAAAGGTAGGTAACGAAATATGAAATCAGTAATGCAACATTCTTTCTCCCAGGTCCCTAAAGCAGAAATTCAACGGTCCTCATTCAACCGGTCACACGGCTACAAAACAACTTTTAATGC